TCCTGTTCATCGCCAAGGGGATGCTTGGGCGGTGCATTGTTGTGGTCCATCTTGTCATGCGGGACAGTTGGCTTCCGGGTCATCAACCGTCTATATCAACGGCAAGCAGTGTGGCCGGATCGGTGATCCGGTCGATTGCGGTTCCAGTGTCGCGCAAGGAAGCAGCAATGTCTTTGCCGGAGGCTGAACATGCATGGAATGAACAAACATACAGGCAAGCGCTTAAGTGGGATTGATCATCTCAAACAGTCGATCATTGATATTTTGACGACGCCCATCGGCTCACGAGTGATGCGCCGGGATTATGGATCACGCATATTTGAGCTGGTCGACAATCCAATGGTGGATGATTTTGCCATTGAGCTGTTTGCCGCAACCGCAGAAGCGCTAGCCAAATGGGAGCATCGGTTCCGATTGGAACGGGTGCAGATTGAACATATTGGAAAAGGCCAAGTAACCCTGCTTTTGCGGGGTTTTTATTTGCCAGAAGGTAAGCCGATTACATTGGATGGAATTATTGTATGACATTAAATACCGCTGCATTGAAGCCGCCAGATATCATTGAGAGCTTGGATTACGAAGATATTCTGAGCCGGATGGTCCAAGATTTGACCGCCCGTGATCCAGAGTTCCAAAATCTGCTTGAGAGCGATCCGGCCATGAAAATACTGGAAGTGGCAGCATGGCGCGAGCTTCTCATTCGCCAACGGGTGAATGATGCTGCCAGAGCCAATCTTCTGGCTTTTGCAGGCGGCAATGATCTAGAACATCTTGCCGCTTTTTATGGTGTTGAGCGTTTGGAGGCTGAAGATGATACAGCCCTCAAAAAACGCATTCAGGAAAAGATTGTTGGCTGGTCGACCGCAGGCAGTCGCGCCCATTATCGCTTCCATGCCTTATCATCAGATGTGCGCGTACGTGATGCCAGAGCAGATTCACCGACAGCAGGTCTGGTGCGTGTGGCTGTTCTGTCATCGGAAGGCAACGGCCTGCCATCCGATGAATTGCTACAGATCGTGAGTAGTAAGGTAAGAGCAGATGATACGCGTGTGCTGACGGATACGGTAGAAGTGGTTCCTTGTGATGTCGTTCAAGTCGATATCGACGCGGATATTTATCTCTATCCTGAAACGCCAGAGAGTGTGATGGATGAAATACGGCAACGCTTTATTCAGAAATTCGATGAAAATCGTGGCCTTGGTTGGGATTTAACCCGCTCATGGATTATCGCCCATCTGTTTATGGATGGCGTGCAGCGCGTGGAACTTGCCCAGCCAACAGACAATGTGATCGCCCCTGAAAACGCTTGTGTAGCGGTTGGGGCTTTGAATTTAAACCTTGCAGGACGTGACAGATAATGACGCTATTGCCTCCCAATATTACTGAACCGGAAAAGGATGTAGTGGATTCAATCCATTATCCTATTGATCCGGCAGTAATGCGGGGATTCAAGTTTCATCCTCCTGATAGCTTCTTGGCAGCATTGATCTGGGAATATGGCCTTGGAGAGTTGCTGCGCTGGTTACCCGATCCGCGCCGCGCTATTGCGGAGGGTGTTCAGTGGCAGCGTATTCGCGGAACGCCGGAATCTCTGAAGATCGCGCTGTCATGGGCGGGACTTGAAGGCGTATATGTCGAAGAAGAAGTGCCCGGCGAGCATTTTGCCGAGTTTCAGGTCGGTGCTGAGGGCAATGTCCCGAATGATTTGTTTATTGATGTGGTCATTGAGCTTGCCAAGCTCTCTGCACCCATCCGCACGCGCCTGACCAGAATGTATAACGACCGCTATGATGTCAGGCGGTTTATTCTGGATCAAAGCCAATGGGGAGATTTGCTGTCTGATTATTCAGGCAATCGGCTATCGGAGGATGGTCCGGTGCTATCTTTTGGTCGCTTTAACGCAGCATTTGCAGTAGCGCCTAAAACCGAGCTGTTGGATTACCATGATCATCATTCATGGGCGCTGGCGGTGCTGCCAGACACCTACAGGCTGGATCAGGTGCAGCTTGGTGAAAGCGAGCCACATGTGATTAATCATCGCGGTGGCTATGGCCGGATATATAGCGCTGCCAATCTGCATGGTATATCACTGGCCCTAGACGACATCAGCGATGTTTACCGTTTTGCCAAGGCAGAAATTGTCCTCTCTGACAGTTGGGTGCTTGGTGACATCAATGCCTGCTTTGCACCTACTGAAACAATTGAGACAGGTCGGGCATTCACATTGAATGAGAGCCTGCTTTCTGACGAACGGTGGGCCACACAGGCTGTGCCGATTGATGAGCGTTTTCTGCGAAGCCATGAAGCGAAAACCGAAGGAGCTTTTGATGATCCTGCTATTGGCGGGTTTTCGGATATGTTTCGGATCAGTCGTTATGACGAACAGATCCGCTGGCCAAGGCTTTCCGATAAGCATGCCGTCGCAGATGCGCCGCAGCCTATTATTGTCAAAACCCATGTTGGTAATGGCCAATATCACGGTGTAAATGGCTGGCACGATCATCGGCATTTAGATCGCCCGTGGCGTGATATCAGTCATATCATCTCAAGGATGACGTATCGGCAGAGCGTAACGAGTGACCCAGAACCATATAACGACCAGCACATTACATCGCAGGGCGTGAGTGAATATCTGGGCAAAACGCCGATGAGTAACTTTGAGGCAAGCGATGTTTTACATCACCGTAGAAGCGTCTTTGAGGATGCCGCATATCGCTACGCTGATGGATGGCATGGCTACATGCACCTAAATCAGCCTTGGAACGAGACGCATCCCATCGTTCAAAGCAGCCACATACAAACCAGTTAAGCGGCTTTTTTAAATCCACAATCAAACAACAATCCCGCCCGGGCTCCATGCTCGCGGCGGGATTTTTTATGCAACCCAAACATATGAGGATCATTCATGGCTATCTTGACGCAATCTGGCCGCGCTGCCATGGCCGCCAGTATTAAAACACAGCCCATTCATCTGGCATGGGGCAATGGAAACCCGGATTGGGAAGATGATAAATCAGCAGAGTTTTTCTTTACGGATGACCAGATTGATCTTGGCCAAACCTATATCAAAGAGCTGGTCATCAAAAGTCAGGATGAGCAAACCACCTATACGCAAGGTGTTGATTACAATGCTGACAGCGTCACAGGTCTGATCAGCCGAATTCCTGCAGGTGACATTGGCTCCAGTGACACGCTGCTTGTTTCTTATGTGGTTGATACTCCCCCCGAAGATATCAGCGCCGGGCAGCTTATTGCAGAGATTGGCAGACGCATGGCTGATGAAGTGGTGTTCTGTGTACCCGATGAGCAAGGCGATCTGGTGACGCCAACAGGCCGATTTACCGCTTCTGAGCAGCCAACCAATAACCTGCATATGCGCTTCACCTTCGATTTTAAGGACAGCCCCGGCGAGATTATCCGAGAGCTGGGTATCATGGTGAATACGGCATTGGCAGAAAATCTTCCGGAAGGTCAGAAATATTTCCAAGGCGCAGACATTACCGATCCCGGCATCTTGCTGGTGCTGGAGCACACAGTGCCGTTGGTGCGAACGGCAGCCACCCGCGAGACTTTCTCCTTCGTGGTGACCTTCTAATGAGCCTTCTTGGGAACTGCGACCTTGCAAAAAGAGACTGGGCAAACACGAATTTTAGGAGATCTGAATTATGACACTGCAAAGCTATTACAATCGCTTTGATAAAAGCAAAAAATATGACCGCACGCTCTTTTTAGCCGGGCATGGCCTGCAATCAGCCGAGCTGAATGAAATACAGGAAAATGCCCTGCAAAAGCTCAAAAATGTGGGTGATGCCATTTTTGGTGATGGTGACGTTGTCGAAGGCACTGCGATTGTTGCCAACCCAGATACAGGAGCTGTGACCATTGAAAGCGGCAAGATTTATCTGCGCGGTACTGTGCGTGATGTGGATGGTGATCAATTCACTATTCCTACGGACACCACTGTGCGTATTGGGGTGTATTACAAAGAAATCACCGTGACCGAGCTGGAAGACCCGGGGCTACGTGATCCTGCCGTTGGAACGCGCAACTATCAGGAACCCGGCGCTGCACGTTTAAAAATCCAACTGGAATGGGGATATGAAGCCGACGGCTATGAGACCCAAGGCACTGGTGAATTCTACCCCGTCTACAATGTTGAAAATGGCGTGCTGATTATCAGTTCCCCACCACCACAGCTTGATGCCGTTACGGCTGGACTGGCGCGATATGACCGTGAAGCAAACGGATCATATGTGGTGTCAGGCTTCAAAGTGCGCTTTTTGGAAGTGGATAACGGCGAACAGGTCTTTGTCATTACTGAAGGAAAAGCGCACGTGGGCGGCTATGAAATCGAGCTGCCTCACGGTCTGCGTGTGCGTTTCGCGGAAGACCCTGATATTGATGAAATTGAATCAGAGCCACATACGTTTCAGGCGGATGAAAATGGCGTGATGCGTTTGACGCTCAATAATACGCCAATCCATGAAGTTGATAAAATCGACATTACTGCTGAAAAAAGCGTAACGATTACCCATGGCTCATTCACAGGTGCGACCGATCCACTGCCGGATGAAGCTGTCCTTGAGATTGTCGAAATCACGCAAGGCGGTACCACCTATGAAGCCAGAACCGATTATCGCCTGACAGCAGGTGATGTGGACTGGTCACCAAGCGGTGCAGAGCCTGCACCGGGCAGCAGCTATGATG